GCGTACCGGGCGGGCCGGGCCTGGGCGACGGCACGCTGGCGCTGGTGGTGTGACGCGATGAGCGGAACCCTTCCCGGCGCGGCCGTGCCCGACCTGATCCGGCAGGGCCTGGGACAGGCGGCGGTGGCCGTCGGCGACTGGTGCGACCTGTACCGGCCGGCCGGGCCGGCGGCGCCGATGGCGGCCGGCAACCGCTTCCTGCGGCTGCCGGCGGCGTTCGCCAGCCCGCGCGGGTTCACCGTGCCGGTGGGCTACGGCGAGGCGCTGTGGGAGGGCTATTTCGACGCCGCCTACTCGCTGGCGGGCGACTACCTGAGCGGCTGCGACGGCGTGTTCTTCATCGCCGCGCAGCCCCGGCTGGGACCGCTGCTGTGCGTCAAGACCAACCGCACGCTGTCACTGTCGCGGCCCGGCGCGCCGCTGGCGGGCGGCGTGAACGGCTATGTCAGCGTGCAGGCCGCCACCGCCGTGCCGCTGCTGACCGGCTGGCCGGCGAGCGTGCTGGCGGCGGGCAGCAGCGGGCGCGGCGCGCTGCCGGGGGACGCGCCGGGATTGCTGGGCGGCGCGGGCGGCTGGAGCGTGCTGTTGCCGGCCGCCGGGGCGACGTTGCGGCCGGGCGATCTGGCGCAGGACGACCTGGGGCGGTCCGGCGTGGTGGCGAGCGCCGAACTGACCGGGCTGGGCTGGCGGTTGCACATCCGGCAGGCGGTGAGCTGATGGCGGACCAATCGGATGTCGAGGCCGCGCTGGTCGGCGTGGTCGGCGGCGCGCTGTACCCGGCCGGCCTGGGCGGGCCGTGCGCGGTGGCGGACGCGGTCTGCCGGATCTATCGCGGTTGGCCGGTGTCGGCGGCGCTGGACGGCGATCTCGCGGCCGGACTGGTCAATGTCTCGGTGGTCGCACTGTCCGGACACAGCCTGAACACCACCCGCTGGCCGGATATCTGGAGCATTGCCCAGGTGACGGTGCCGACCTTGCTGGTCAGCGTGACGGGCAACGCCGCCACGTTCGCGGGCACCGCGGCGGCGGGGCAGTTGGCGGCGCTGGTCGCCGGCACGCGGGCGAGCGTGTACCGCACGCAGGCGGGCGACACGCCGGCCAGCGTGGCGGCGGCGCTGTGCCGGCAGTTGCTGACCAGCGGCGCGGCCAGCGTGGCGGGCGCGACGGTGACGCTGCCCGGCGTGCCGCTGCTGCTGGCGCGGGTGGAGGCGGACCAGCCGGCGCTGCGCCAGACGCGGCGGCAGATGCAGGCGTTCCGCGTCACCGCGTGGTGTCCGCACCCGCTGATGCGCGACGCCGTCGGCGGCGCGATCGATTCGGCGCTGTCGGGCATCGACTTCATCGGGCTGGCCGACGGCACCAGCGGGCGCCTGCGCTATCTGGCCTCCAGCGTATCGGACCGCTGGGAGGACGCGGCGCTGTACCGGCGCGAGCTGACCTACAGCGTGGAGTATCCCACCACCATCGCCGAGACGCTGACCCGCATGGCGGTCGGCGAGACGCAATACAGCGCCGACGGCGCGGCCATCGGGCCGACTCTGTTGAGCTGAGCAGCAACACACCCGCGGAGGGCCGAATGCCGATCGTGCAGCAGGGCAGTATCAACACCACGGCGCTGGTGGTTCCCGATCTTTACGTGCAGATCGTGCCGCCGCAGAACCTGGTGCTGAACGGCGTGCCGACCGACGTGATCGGCGTGGTCGGCAGCGCGAGCTGGGGGCCGGTCGGGCAGCCGGTGATCGTCGCTTCGATGAGCGACTTCGCCAGCAGCTTCGGGCCGCTGATCGCGCGCAAATACGACATGGGCACGCAGGTGGCGACGGCGGTGCAGCAGGGCGCGCAGGATTTCCGCTGCGTGCGCGCCACCGACGGCACCGACACGCATGCGACACTGACACTGCCGGCCACCAGCTTCCAGTTCACTGCGCGCTACAGCGGCAGCCTGGGCGGCCAGATCGGCGTGGCGCTGGGCACCGGCAGCAAGCTCAACACGTGGCAATTGACGGTGACGCTGCCCGGCCAGCAGCCCGAGGTGTACGACAACATCGGCGGCCTGGGACTGAGTTTCTGGCAGGCGCTGGCCAGTGCCGTGAACGCCGGGCTGGGGCCGCAGCGCGGGCCGAGCCGGATCGTGACCGCGTTCGCCGGCACCACCGCCAGCACGCCGGCCGCCTTCGCGTATTCGTTCGCGGGCTTCGGCCTGCCCGGCAGCGACGGCGCCGCCGGCGTGACGGCCGGCAGCCTGGTGGGCACCGATGTACCGCCGCGCCTGGGCATGTATGCGCTGCGCGGCCAGGGCTGCAGCATCGCGCTGCTGGCCGACGCCGACGACGCGACGCAATGGACGACGCAGGCGGCATTCGGCCTGTCCGAAGGCGCCTACATGATCCTGACCGGACCCGCCGGCGACGTGATCGGCAACGCGGTGGCGGTGAAGCAGTCGGCGGGGCTGGACAGCTACGCCTGCAAGATGATGTTCGGCGACTGGATCTGGTGGAACGATCCGGTGAACGCGGTGTTGCGGGTGGTGTCGCCGCAGGGTTTCGTCGCCGGCCGGCTGGCCAACCTGTCGCCCGAGCAGAGCAGCCTGAACAAGCCGCTGTACAGCGTGGTCGGCAGCCAGCGCAGCGGCACGCCGGGCAGCGGCCAGAGCACCAGCTATGCGGCCGCCGACCTCACGGTGCTGTTCCAGGCTGGTATCGACGTGATCGCCAACCCGCAGCCGGGCGGGGCGTTCTGGGGGGTGCGCGGCGGCTTCAATGCGTCGAGCAACCAGGCGGCGAACGGCGACAACTACACGCGCCTGACCAACTACATCGCCGCCACCCTGGCCTCCGGCATGGGGCAGTATGTCGGCCAGCTGATCAACGCCGACCTGTTCCGCCGGGTGCGTTCGACACAGTTGAGCTTCCTGCAGAACATGCTGTCGCAGGGGATGCTCGGCAGCACCAACGCCAGCCTGCCGTTCAGCGTGATCTGCGACACCAGCAACAACCCGCTGAGCCGCACCAGCCTGGGCTATGTGCAGAGCGACGCGCAGGTGCAGTACCAGGCGATCAACGAGAAGTTCATCGTCAACATCGAGGGCGGCCAGACCGTGCAGGTGCAGACCCAGGTGCTGCCGAATGCGCCGGGGGCGCTGGCGGCCTAACACCGAGCGGTTGGCGTCACCCTCACCCCGGCCCTCTCCCGCAGCGCGGGAGAGGCAGCAGCGAACCCAGGAGTTGCAATGTCTGGCAGCATGTTTTCGGTCGGCCGCGACTGTCAGGTGGTCGTGCTCGGCGCGTACGGACGGGTCGATCTGGAGCACGTCACCGGGTTCGAGGCGCGGCAGGCCACCGCCTCGGTGCGGGTGGACCGCATCGACGGCACCACGCTGGGCGCCGAACTGCCGAAGGGCTGGGACGGAACCTTCGAGCTGGAACGCGGCAACTCGGCGGCCGAGGACCTCATTGCCCAGCTCGAGGCGGATTTCTTCGCCGGCAACAATCCGGCGGCGGGGACGCTGTATCAGTACATCACCGAAGTCGATGGCTCGACCAGCACGTACCAGTTCAACAACGTGGTGTTCAAGCTGGCCAACGCCGGCATGTGGCGCGGCGATGCCAGCGTGAAGCAGCGGCTGGAGTTCTTCGGCAGCACGCGGGTGCGGGTTTGATGGGCACGCCGTCGGCGCGGCTGATCGCGGCGGCCCAGGCGGCGCCGACCGTCACCGACGCGCTCGGCCGCCGGCTGGCGCTGCGCCGGCTGACGGCGCTGGACAAGCTGCGGCTGTTCAAGGCGGCGGGGCCGGTGCTGTCGCACAATCAGCCCTGGCTCGGCATGGCGGTGCTGGCGGCGAGCGTGGCGGCGATCGACGACATTCCGGTGCCGCAGCCGGGCACCGAGCAGCAGGTCGAGGCCCTGGTGGGACGACTGGGCGATGCCGGCATCGCGGCGGTGGGCGCAGCGCTGGCCGAGACCACGGCCACCCATGCCGAGGTGGCGGCCACGGCGGGAAACTGAGCCGGCACCCCGATCTGGTGGATTGCCTCTACCTGATCCGGAACGGGGTGCCGTTCGACGTGGCGTTCTGCCTCTCGGCCGAGGAACGCCTGGCGTTCGTGATCGCCATCGGGCGGCTTGACGGCAACGAGTTCGACTTTGCCGCCATGGCCTGGAAGGAACGCAAGCGGTGAGCAACGACGGCGCGGTGGATGCACCGGCGAGCGGCATGCAATTGCTGCTCGCCGGCGGGCTGGCCGATGCGATGGCGGCGGTGGAAGCCACGCTGGGCGGGGTGCAGCGGGCCGCCGGGCAGGCGGTCTCCGGCCTGGCGATGATGCAGGCGGCGGGCGTGACGATGAGCGCGGTGCCACCGGCCGCGGGCGCGGTGGCCGCGCCGGCGACCGTGGACGCGATGAGCCCGGATGCCGCGCCGCCGCACGATGGCACGCCGAACGTCGCCGGTTTCGCGCCCGTGCCGGTGGCACCGGCAGCGGCGGCGGCGGCGGCGCCGGTGGCACCCTTTGCGCTCGGCATGCCCGTGTCCACGGCGATGGTCAGCGGTTCGCCGGCAGGTCCGCCGGCCGCGCCGCCGCCGGCGCCGGCGCCGGTGAGGTTCGCGCAGTTCGCGCCGGTCGCAACGGCAACGATCCCGACGGATAACGATACCGCCCCGGACGGCGCGCCGCCGCCTGCGGTGACCCACGAGCATTCTGTGCCGGTGGGCCGCGTGCCTTCGTGGGCGCCGCCGTTGCCGCAGCCGCCGGCGGGCGGCGCGCGGGGTGTGGCCGGCGACCCGCCGCGCGCGATGGCGCCGCCGGCGGCCCCGGCGCCGGCGGGCGGGCCGACCGGGGGCGACGTGTTCCTCGACGGCAGCCGCGTCGGCACCTGGGTTGCCGACCATCTGGCGCGCGAGGCGGGGCGGCCGCAGGCGGGCGGGACCGGGTTCGACAGCCGCATGACCGCCGCCTGGCCGGGCACGCTGCAAGGGGGCTGAACGCATGGCGGACGACCTGCTGCTCGGCCCGGTCAGTTTCCAGGGCTACGAACTTCCCGCACGCATCGGCTTCGGCGGCGGCCAGCGGCTGGCCGTGCATGTGCTGCCGGGCGGCGCCCGCGTGATCGACGCGATGGGCCGCGACGACGCCGACATCGCCTGGAGCGGCGCCTTCGCGGGCGCCGACGCGGCCGACCGGGCGCGGATGCTGGATGCGATGCGGGTGGCCGGCGGCGTGCTGCCGCTGGCCTGGGATGCGTTCTGCTATCTGGTGGTGATCCGCGTCTTCGAAGCGGCCTACGAACGGCCCAACTGGGTGCCGTACCGGATTGCCTGCACGGTGGTGGCGGATCGGGCGCAATCGCCGGCCCTGGTCGTTGCGTCGCTGCTGACCGGCCTGCTGGGCGACCTCGCGTCGGTTGCGGCGGACGGGGTGGATGCCTCGGCGGCGGTGGCCGCCCTTGCCGTCACCGGGGCGACCGCGCCGGGCACGGCCGGGTATGCGGCGGCGCTCGGCGCCGTCGGGCAGGTTGCGGGCACGATCTCGGCGAGCATGGCGACATCCGGCGCGGCGCTGCTGGCGGCGCCCGATCCGGCGACGGCGGCGGCGGCGGCCGGATCGCTGGCGATGTTCGCCGACGCGAACGGCTATGCCGGCCGGTCGCTGGCCAATCTGAACAACGCGGAGTCCTAGCCGATGCAGACCATCCAGGTGGCCGGCGGGAACCTGTACCGCATCGCGGCACGGTATCTGGGCGACGCGACGCAATGGGTGCGGATCGCGCAGCTCAACGGGCTGTCCGATCCGATGCTCAGCGGCGTGACCACGTTGCTGATCCCGGCGGTGGACCCGAGTGCTGGAGGCGGCGTTGCCGCCCAGTGAATTCCCCGGCCTGGACGTGGTGCGGACGCCGCGCCTGCTGGTGCTGGCCAACGGCATCCCGATGGTGGCGCCGATCGAGGCGTGCGTGACCAGCACGGGGTTTTTCGGCGCCGACCGGTTCCGCGTGCGGGCCGCCCTGGTGGGCGACGCGGCGGTCTGGGCGGGCACGCCGTCGCTGTTCATCGACGTGCAGATGGCGCTGTCGCCGCTGGGCGGGTTCGTCAGTCTGGTGCAGGGACAGGCGGATTGCGTGTCGCTCGATCCGCTGCGCGGCACGCTGAGCATCGAGGGCCGCGACCTGAGCGCTGCGCTGATGCAGGCGCGCACGCAGGAGACGTTCGCCAACCGCACGTCGTCCGATATCGCCGCCATTCTGGCGGGGCGGCACGGGCTCGTGGCCAACGTGCAGCCGACCGCCACGCCGGTCGGCCGCTACTGGGAACTGGAGCACGACCGGCTGACCCTGAACGCGGCCGGACGCTCGACGACGGAGTGGGACCTGCTGGTCACGCTGGCGCAGCATGAGGCGTTCGACGTGTGGGTGTCGGGCACGACGCTGAACTTCCAGCCGCCCGACACGCTGACGCCGCCCGCGCTGCTGAGCGCGGCGGCGACGCCGTTCGGGCCGGCCAACGTCACCGCGTTGCGGCTGGACCGGGAACTGACGTTCGCCGGCGACATCGTGGTGACGGTGAAAAGCTGGCACAGCCGCGCCGGCACCGCCTGCGTGCAAACGGCGCGGACGCAGCGCGGGGCCGCAAGTTCGCAAAGCTATGTGTTCGTGATGCCGAACCTGACGCCGGACGCGGCGCTGCTGTTCGCCCAGAACAAGCTGGCCGAACTGACCGCGCACGAACTGGTGGTGACGGCGGAGATGCCCGGCGAGTTCGCCTTGTGGCCGCGCGCGCAGGTGCAGCTGGTGGGCACCGGCACGATCTTCGACACGGTGCTGCGCATCGACGAGGTGGAGCGGCGGCTGCACGCGACGCACGGGTTTTCCCAGCGCGTGCGGGCGCGAGCGGCCTCGACGCCGTAGGGGCACGGTCCCCGCTAGGAGCTTCATGCAACGGTTGCTCAATTCGCTGAAGGCGCAGGCCGGCGCGCTGGATTTGGCGGGCGGACGGCCGCGCTTCGGCACCGTCGTCAGCGTCGATCCCAAGCGCCACGCGGCGCGGGTGTCGTTGCAGCCGGAAGGGGTGATGACCGGCTGGCTGCCGGTGCTCAGCCCGTGGGTCGGCGCCGGGTGGGGCCTGTGCGTGCCGCCGCAGCCGGGGCAACAGGTGCTGGTGCTGCCGCAGGACGGCGACGGCGAACACGGCGTGATCGTCGGCGGCGCGTGGAGCGATGCCGCGACAACGCCGGGCGCGCCGGTGGGCGAACTGTGGCTGGTGCACCAGTCGGGCAGCTTCATCAAGCTGGTGGCCAACGGCACGGTGCAGGTGAACGGCGATCTGCACGTCAACGGCGATGTCTATGACAGGCACGGCAGCCTCGATCGGTTGCGCGGCAACTACAACGCGCATGTCCATGCCGATCCGCAGGGCGGCGACGTGAGCGCCACCACCGCACCCGATCCGGAGTAGCCCATGCCCGACCTGTCCCACCTGTACGGCGGCGACCTGACGATCGCGGCCGGCGGGGACCTTGCGACCGTCACCGCCACGATCCTCGGCCAGCAGCGGGTGCTGCGGCGGCTGCTGACCAATCCCGGCGACTATCTGTGGAACGCGAGCTATGGCGCCGGCCTCGCGCAGTTCGTCGGCCAGCCGGCGAGCGCGGCCCGCATCCGCTCGGTGATCCGCAGCCAGATTTTCCAGGAGGCGGTGGTGGCGCGGACGCCGGAGCCGGTGATCGACGTGCAGGTGAGCGCGTCCGGCAGCGTGACCGCGCTGGTCAGCTACGCCGACAGCACCACCGGCGAGACACAGGTGTTGAGCTTCAGCGTCGGAGACGTGTGAGCATGCAACTGAACCTTCGCACCTTCGACACCATCGTTGCCTCCGGCGCCGCGGCGGTGCAGGGGGCGGCGGCGACGGTGCTGGACCTCACCGTGGGGTCGGTGCTGCGGGCGGTGCTGGAGGCGAATGCCGGCCTTGGGCTGTGGCTGCAATGGCTGTTGTTGCAGGTGTTGCAGACCACCCGCGCGGCGACCAGCGCGGGCAGCGACCTGGATAGCTGGATGGCCGATTTCGGATTGACGCGCCTGCCGGCGGCGGTGGCGTCGGGCGTGGTGACATTCGCGCGGTTCACGGCGGTGACCGCAACGGTGGTGCCGGTGGGCACCGCGGTGACGACGTCGGATCTGTCGCAGACCTTCACCGTCGCGGCGGATGCCACCAACGCGGCGTGGAACGCGGCGCAGAACGGCTTCACGCTCGCCGCCGGCGTCGCCTCGCTGGCGGTGCCGGTCACGGCGGCGGTGGCGGGCAGCGCGGGCAACGTGCAGGCCGGCGCCATCACGCTGATCGCGGCGGCGATCCCGGGCGTGGATACCGTGGTCAACGCGGCGCCGACCGCCGGCGGCATGAATGCCGAGACCGACCCGGCGCTGCGGGCGCGCTTCGCCGCCTACCTGGTCAGTCTGTTCAAGGCGACCACGGCGGCGATCGGGTATGCGGTGTCCAGCGTCCAGCAGGGACTGCACTACACCATTCAGGAGAACGTGACGCAGAGCGGTGCCGTGCAGCCGGGCTGCTTCGTGGTCACCGTCGATGACGGCAGCGGTGCCCCGCCCGGCGCGCTGCTGACGGCGGTATCGACCGCCATCGAGGGCGTGCGGCCGGTGGGATCGGTGTGGACGGTGGTGGCGCCGGCGGTGCTGACCGCCACTGTCAGCATGTCCATCGCCACGCCGGCCGGCGTGTCCCATGCCGCCGTGGTCGCGCAGGTCGCGGCCGCCATCACCGGGTTCATCGATGCGCTGCCGGTCGGCGCCGCCTTGCCGTGGTCGCGGCTGGCGCAGGTGGCGTATGACGCATCGGCGTCGGTGACCAACGTCACCGCCGTGGTGGCCAACGGCGCGACCCTCGATATCGTGCCCGGCCCAGGCGGCGTGGTGAAGGCCGGCCTCGTGGTGGTGTCATGACCGGCAGCGCCGCCGACATGATCGCGCGGCTGCTGGCGCTGCTGCCGCTGCGCTGGTTCGGCGACGTGACGCCGGTGCTGTCGGCGCTGCTGGCCGGCCTCGCCGATGGCTGGTCGTGGCTTTACTCGATGCTGACCTACGCGCGGTTGCAGACCCGCGTGGCCACCGCGACCGACACGTTCCTCGACCTGATCGCGCAGGATTTCTTCGCCGCCGGCCTGCCGCGCCGCGCCGGCGAAAGCGACGCGGCGTTCCGCCTGCGCATCCAGCGCGAGATGCTGCGGCCGCGCGCCACCCGTGCCGCGCTGGTCGGCGAACTCACCAACCTGACCGGGCGGTCGCCGGTGGTGTTCGAGCCGGCCCGGCCGGCCGACACCGGCGGCTACGGCATCGCGCTCGGCTACCACGTGGCCGGCGGCTGGGGCAGCCTGAAGCTGCCGTTCCAGGTGTTCGTGACCGCCTTCCGCCCGCTCGGCACCGGCGTACCGCTGGTCGCGGGCTGGGGCCATGCCGGCACGGCGCATGGCGCGGGCGGCTGGGGCGTCGGCGCGATCGAATACGCCAGCCTGGCGCAGGTGGAGAGCCAGGTGACGGACGCCGACATCAACGCCGCCATCGCCGGCACCGTGCCGGTCGCCGTCACCGCCTGGACCCGAATTGCAAACTGAGGACCAGCATGGACCGCATCATCGTCTATCCGGGCGCGATCCCGCTCGACACCGACATGCTCAACACCAACCGCAACACCATGACGGCGCTGCACGCGCTGATCTCGGCGACGCTGGGCACCGCGACGGCGCTGGACGGGCTGACCGTGTCGGCGACCACGCCCGCCTCGATGAACGTGACGGTGGCGCAGGGCAGCATCACCCAGCAGGCGCCGATGGACGCGACCGCCTACGGTTCGCTCGGCATCGACACCACCGACAGCGTGATGAAGATGGGCGTGCTGCTCGACCCGGTGACGCTGTCGCTGACCGCGCCCGCGACCGCCGGCACCTCGATCGGCTATCTGGTGGAAGCGAGCTTCAGCGAAACCGACGTCAGCCCGCTGGTGCTGCCGTACTACAACGCGGCCAATCCGGCGGCGCCGTATCTTGGGCCGGGCAACAGCGGGACGGCGCAGGCGACCCTGCGCCAGCAGCGCGTGACGCTGCTGGTGAAGGCCGGGGCGGCGGCGCCGACCGGCTACGAGGTGGTGCCGCCGATCGATCCCGGCTGGGTCGGGCTGGCGGCGGTGGTGGTCAATTCCGGCGCGACGCAGATCAATCCGGGCGACATCGCGATGGCGCCGCAGCCGCGCTTCACGCCCTGGAAGCTGCCCGAGCTGCGGCCGGGCTTCGCGTTCGCCTCGGCGTTCACCAGCAGCGGCAGCTTCACGGTGCCGGCCGGGGTGACGCGGCTGAAGCTGACGGTGCTGGGCGGCGGCGGCGCGGGTGGCACGCATGCCAGCCAGCCGGGCGGCGGCGGCGGCGCGGGCGGACGCGGCGAGCACTGGCTGAGCGGCCTGATGCCGGGCGCCGTCGTGCCGGTCACGGTCGGCGCGCCCGGCGCCCCATCGGGGTCGCCGGGCAATGGCGGGCCGGGCGGCAGCAGCAGCTTCGGCAGCTACGTCTCGGCGGCGGCGGCGGCGGGCCGGCGCTGGCGGGCGGCGCGGGCGGCGGCGGCATCGTGATCGTGGAGTACTGAGCCATGGCGACATTCGCCCGCATCGAGAACGGCACGGTGGCCGAACTGCTGGCCAGCGAGGCGGCGCCCGAGGCGCTGTTCCATCCGTCGCTGCGCTGGGTGGCGGTGGCCGCGCCGGGTGTGGCGGTGGGCTGGCGGCACACGCCGGACGGCTTCGCGCCGCCCCCGGCGGAGGCCGCGCCGCCGCCGCCGAGCCTGGCCGAACTGCACGCGCGGATCAGCGACCTCGCCGCCCAGGTGGCGCGGCTGGCCGGCTGACCCGATCGACTGTGCGCCCTCCATCACCGGGGTCCTCCGCCACATGTCCAGTTACGTCTCCCAGATCTGGCAACCGTCCACCGCGCGCGCCGTGGCGCTGGACGGGATGCTGCCGCTGCCGCGCGGGGTGATTCCGGCCGACCTGCCGCCGCTGGTCTGGCCGGCGAAGGACCCCGGCGATGTGCTGGACTACGAACTCGACGTGTCGGCGGCGCTGGCCGGCGACCCGACCGACCAGGTGTCGACGGTGAACGTGACCATCGTGCCGAGCGGCGGCACCGGCGACCTCGCGGTCGGCCGGGTCATCGGCCAGGGCGCGGTGGCGGTGCTGTGGCTGTCGGCGGGTCAGGTCGGCGTGGTCTACGCGGTGCAGATCTCGGTCGGCACGGTGAAGGGCCGGGTGATCGGCCGCACGGTGCTGCTGCCGGTGCAGCAACTCGCCGCCGTGCAGCCGCCCGCGTCACCGCTGACCTCCGATGCCGGCAGCGTCATCACCGACCAGAACGGCAACCCGATCCTGATCGGCGGCTAACCGGGCGCCGTCCGCGGCGCCCGCCCGTTCCCCCGGCCTTCGCCCGCACTGCGGGAGAGGGAGCAATCTTCATAGGTCCATCGGGAGTACACTGATGCCCACCGTGCAGCAGTTGCCGCCGGCTGTCTCCGTCAACCCGACGGACGAAGTGATGCTCGACCAGGATGGCGTCAGCGTTTCCGCGTCCGTCGCGCAGGTGCTCGCCGCCGGCGTCAGCGGGATCACGCTGACCGGGGACGTGACCGGGTCGGGGACGAGCGCCATCGTGACCACGCTGGCGCCGGTTGGCACCCCCGGCACCTTCACCAAGGTGACCGTGAACGCCAAGGGCCAGGTGAGCGGTGGCGGCGCGGTGGCGGCGGCGGACGTGGTCACGGCGCTGGGCTACACCCCCTACAACGCCACCAATCCGGCCGGCTACGTGCCCGCCAGCGGGCTGGCGACGGTGGCCACCTCGGGCAACTACACCGACCTGAACGGCCTGCCCACGCTGGGCGGCATGGCGGCCCAGGCGCCGGCGGCGGTGGCGATCACCGGCGGCACCGTGGCCGGCGCCGACGTGTCGGGCGCCGAGGTGACCGCCAGCGGCACCTCGCAGCCGCGCACGCCGGCGGCGCGGGCCGCCGACCGGATCAACGTGCTCGACTATGGTGCCGATCCGACCGGAGTGGCCGACAGCGTGCCGGCGTTCACCGCCGCGATGGCCGCCGTCGCGGCGGGGAGCTGGGGGGCCGTCCGGGTGCCGCGCGGCACCTACCGGCTGAACAGCTTCATCAACGAGCCGTCGGGCAAGTCGGTGGCGGTGGTGTTCGACGAAGGCGCCATCACCACCGGCGGCGGCGGGCTGGGCGTGGACCGGGTGGAGAGCAAGCAGGGCCCGTACAGCCTGTGGCAGGGCGGCGGCGGCTATTTCGGCTTCACGCCCACGGTCGGCGCGTTGCAGAACGTCGGCTTCAAGAACGACTTCGTGCAGAACACCGCTGGCAACAGCGCCTCGATGCGCATCGGCTGGTCGCGCAACTATACGAACTATAATTATTATGGGAAATACTACACCGGGATCGATTTCGCCGAGCAGAACATCTATTCGTGGCCGCATCTGTATGACAACTCCTCCGGCTGGGGCCATTGGGAGGTCATCACCGGCACCACCTATGACGAGGACAGCGCGGCGCGCGCGCATCTGAGCGCGTCTGGCGAGCATTCCGAGTTCGACGTGGTGAACAACGGCCCGGAAGCCGGCTGGACCTGGAAGTCCGGCCTGGGCAACGCCGTGCAGGGCATGTCGATGGACCCGTGGGGCCAGAACGGCCCGTATGGCGGCAACATCCTGTATGCGTACGGCTCGGTCGGCTCATACGACGGGCAGAGCGGCGGCCTCAACCAGCGCTGGTCGAGCTATCCTGCGGTGTTCTCGCAGGGCAACCCGCCGGCGGTCGCCACCAACAGCACGATGGTCATCACCTTCGACGCAACCGCCAAGGCGAGCGCTTCGCTGTCGGGCGGCGGCGTCGGCAGCGTCAGTGTCAGCAACGGCGGCGGCCTTTATACCTCGCCGCCCGGCGTGGTGTTCACCGGCGGCGGCGGCGTCGCGGCGGCAGGCACCGCGACCCTGCTCGGCGGCTCGGTGGTGTCGGTCTCGATCACCTCGCCGGGCAGCGGCTACACCAGCGCGCCCGCGGTCAGCTTCACCGGCGGCGGCGTGGCGGCGCCGGTGGCGACGACGGTGACGCTGAACCCGGACGGCGCGCATGGCGACGTGACCTCGATCGCGGCGGCCATCAACACCGCCCTGGCGGCGGCCGGCGTCACGCTGGCACGGGCGGCGGTCGCGCAGTGGGGCGGCATCATCACCCGGCTGGTGGTGTTCGGCACCGCCGCGTCCGACCTCGGCACGCTGACGCTTGGCGGCACCGCGCTGGGCGCGCTGGCCATGCCGGCCGGCGCGCATGTCACGCCGCGCGACGTGAGTTCGGTCGTGCTCGGCGGCACCGGCGGCGTTGCGGTCGGCGACAAGCTGGTGATCAACGGCGGCACCGTCACGGTCGGCGGCGCCGGGGCACTGAGCGACGTGGTCGCCGCCATCACCACCGCCAACCTGATCGGCATCAAGGCCGACATCAACGCCGGCGGGCGGTTCGTGCTGACCTGCTACAATCCGCAGAATCCGGGCGGCCTGCTGCTGTCGCAGCCGGCCGGCTACAGCACGCTCGGCAAGCTCGGGGTGTCGCCTGGCACGTTCTGGCCGCCGACACCGCCGAAGGGCTTCGCCACCGCGTATGGCGAGCTGACCTCGCCGGTGTGCCGGACCACCGACCAGATCAGCGTGTCCGCGACCGACCTGACCGGCGCCCTCTATGGCCCGGTGACCGTGACCCTGAACGGCGGTGGCGGCAGCGGCCTGCCGATCGATGTGGCCGCGTCGATCCAGACGGCACTGACCACCGCCGGCTGGTCAACCACCGGCAGCGTCAACATGCTGTCGGCCCCGCCCGCCGTGGTGGCCGCGTACACCAGGGGCTCGGGCGCCAATCAGGGGCTGGTGGTGCGCAACACCGCCGGCGGCACGCTGACGCTGGCCAACGTCACCGGCACGCCGCTGCAAACGCTGGGGATTCCGCCGGGCACCTTCCAGCCGGGAGGCTATTCCGCCGCCTCGCAGAGCGTGTTCATGGCGGCGACGGATTCCATCGCGCCGCAGGGGCGGGGCATCTTCCTCGGCGGCGCGGCCAGCGCGACCGACCGCACCGTGTGGCCGCACGCGCCGCTGGAGGCGCGGGGCAGCTTCCTGCACGGGCTGCGCACCGACAAGGCGACGTTCGACGACAACACCGCGGTGCTGGTGGGCGGCACCCAGGCGATCGGGTTCGGCACCGGCACCGGCGCCGTCGCGCTGACCGCTGCCGGGGGCGCTCTCCAGGTCAACGGCGTCGCGGTGCAGCTTGCCGGCGGCGTGCCGGCCGGCGCCGGTTCGCTGCTGGGCGGCACCGCGACCGCCGGGTCGGCCGGGCTGGTCGCGATCGGCGCCAACCTGACCCTGTCCGGCGGCACCCTTTCGGCGGCCGGGGTGACCAGCTTCAACACCCGGGCCGGCGCGGTGACGCTGGGCAGCGCCGACGTGGTGGGCGCCCTCGGCTACACGCCCGGTTCCGGAACCGGCACGGTGGGCAGCGTGGTGGCCGGCGCGGGCCTGACCGGCGGCACCATCACCACCTCCGGCACGGTCAGCCTGGCCGGCATCGCGGGCGGCAGCCTGATGGGCAATGCCGCCGGCACCAGCGCGGTGGCCGGAGCCATCGCGGTCGGCGCGGGCGTGACCCTGTCGGCCGGCGGCACGCTGTCCAACGCCGGCGTGCTGAGCTTCAACAACCGCGCGGGGGCGGTCAGCCTGACCGGCGCGGATGTCACCGGGGCGCTCGGCTATGCGCCGCTGTCCAACGCCGGCGGCACGCTGACCGGCGCGCTGACGCTCAACCTGGGCGGCACCCTGGCCGGCACGCTGACCAACGGCGGCACCATCGCCGGCGGCACGCTGTCGGCGCCGACGCTGGCCGGCGCGGTGACGCTGGCGGGCACCCTGTCCGGCGGCTCGCTCGCCGGGACCGTGCTGAACGCGGGCACGCTGTCGGGCGGCACCCTGGCCGCGAGCACACTGGCCGGCGCGGTGACGCTGGCCGGCACGCTGTCCGGGGGCACGCTGGCGGGTGCCATCACCAACACCGCCACGCTGACCGGCGGGACGCTGGCGGGCACCGTCACCAATGCCGGCACCATCTCCGGCGGCACGCTGGCCGGCACCACGACGGCGGCCGGCACGCTCACCATCACCGGGACGGCGACGGCGATCACGCAGGCGGTCGGCGACAACTCGACCAAGCTGGCCAACACCGGCTTCGTCTACCAGGCGACGGCGGGGGCGGCCAGCGTCTCCACGACCGGCGGCAGCACGACGCTGGCGGCGGCGCAGTACGCGCTGCCGATCATCCTGGCGACCGGCGCGCTGACTGCCAACGCGACGTTCGTGGTGCCGAACAGCGGCATCTGGATGGTGGCCAACCGCACCACCGGCGCGTTCACGCTGACCGTGAAAACCGCCGCCGGCACCGGCGTGACGATCGACCAGGGCTACAGCCAGGAGGTGGTCGCCGACGGAACCAACGCCGTCGTCGCGGTCAGCGACTTCAACGCGGTGACGTTGCAGGGCAACGTGACCAACGCGGGCACCATCACCGGCGGCACGCTGGGCGGCACGGTCACGGCCGCCGGCACGCTCAACATCTCCGGCACCGCGATCGCCAACACGCAGGCGGCAGGCGACAACTCGACCAAGCTGGCCAACACCGCGTTCGTCTACCAGGCGACGGCGGGGGTG